AGGTGGAACAACAGGTGGCGGTACTGCGGCATACGGTCAAAGTTATGCAAACGCAGGAGCAACTGCTAACATGACAGGATTTGCTGGAGCAACTGGTGGACGTTTCTACAGAACAATGAATGCATACAACATTAATGCAGAACACGTTGTACATATGTCAATGTCAGATGGATTAGATAACTTATTCCCATTTGGACAATCAGTATTAGAACAAATTTTCAAAGTTTACAAACAAAAAGAATTATTAGAAGACGCAATTATAATTTACAGAGTTCAAAGAGCTCCTGAAAGAAGAGTATTTTATATTGACGTAGGTAATATGCCAACACACTTGGCTATGCAATTTGTTGAGAGAGTTAAAAACGAAATTAATCAAAGAAGAATTCCAAGCACATCGGGTGGTGTCAACTATATTGATGCTACATATAATCCAATGTCAATTAATGAGGATTATTTCTTTCCGCAAACCGCTGAAGGAAGAGGATCTAAAGTTGATACACTGCCAGGTGGTACCAACTTAGGTGAAATAGATGATCTTAAATTCTTTACAAACAAATTGTTTAGAGGATTAAGAATTCCAAGTTCATATTTGCCAACCGGTCCTGATGATGGACAACAACAATACAATGATGGTAGAGTAGGTACTGCATATATCCAAGAATTAAGATTTAACAAATATTGTATGAGATTACAAAGTATGTTGAACGTAACATTTGATGAAGAATTTAAATTATGGATTAAATCAAAAGGTTACAACATTGATAATGGAATGTTTGAACTTAAACTTAATCCACCACAAAACTTTGCGGCATATAGACAAACTGAAATGGATCAAAGTAGAGTACAAACATTTACACAAGTTGCTGAACTTCCTTATATGTCTAAAAGATTTGCATTAAGCAGATATTTAGGATTAAGTGAAGAAGAAATGGCAAGAAATGCTGACTTATGGGCAGAAGAAAATAATATTCCACAAAGAAAACAAAGTAAAAATGCACAATTAAGATCAAGTGGAGTATCAAAAGCAGGTATTACATCTGATTTAGATCAATTTGAAGAACCAACTGCAGAGCCAGAAGCACCACAACCAGGACAACCAGGTCAAACTACACCAGGACAAACACCAGGCGGAGGCGGAACAATACCAGGTGGAACAGGTGGCGGAACAACTATATAGGATTAAATACGAGTATGCAACTACGTGAATTTTTTAATTATACGCAAGACGGTTTTGAACAGGATAAAACCTATGATCCTGAACAAGATATTTCAATATTAGATAAAGACGATACTAGAAAAACACGTCTTACACTCAGTGATATTAATTCAATGCGATTAGCATCTGAAGACCATGACGAACAACAAAAAGAAGAAGCAGAATTTGTTCAAAAAATGTATGCTCAACCACAAGCAGACGATTTAGCAATCTAATTTATTATATCCTTTAGTAAAACAGAATAATTAATATAAATCATGAATGAAGTAGCATTTGTATTAGGTAATGGGGAATCTCGAAAAGGAATCCAAATAGAAGATTTAAAAAAACACGGTACAGTGTTTGCCTGCAATGGTGTTTATAGAACTGATACTCCAGATTTTTTAGTTGCTGTCGATCCTAAAATGATGTTAGAACTTGCAGAAACAGATTATATTGTTAAACATGAAGTATGGTCAAACTTCAATGCACAATATAATAAAAATCAAAAAATATTAGATAATGTAAAATGGTTTCAGCCTAGTTTAGGATGGAGTTCTGGACCAACAGCATTAAGATTGGCATGTGATCGTAAGTTCACTGAGATTTATATGCTTGGGTTTGACTATACTGGATATCCTAATCCCAAAAGTTCCAACAGACATAGATTTAATAACCTCTTTAAAGATACTCGTAACTACAAAAAAAGTACAGATGAAGCAACTTTTTACGGTAACTGGATGAACCAAACCAAACGTTGCTTACAAGATTTCAAAGATATTAAATTTCATAGAGTAATACCTGAAGGATGGTTCAAACCTAAAGATTTAGATTGGAATGACAACATGCATCATATGACTACAGAACAACTATTGTCAAAATTTAATTTAGAAATTAAAATATAGTCAAAACCGCCTTTTTACATCAGTTATACCCCCGTTTTTGCAACTTTATCTTAAATAATAACACTTATAAGTACAAATCACATAAAAGGAGCACGTGTAATGTCGAATAAATTTGAATCGTTATTAGAATTACTAATTAACGAAGAAAACGAAAAAGCTGAAGCTCTTTTCCACGAAATAGTAGTAGAAAAATCAAGAGATATCTACGAAAATTTAGCAGATGGAGAAGTAAAAGCAGAAGCTAAAGACGAAGCTAAAGAAGACAACAAAGAAGAAGTTAAGGAAACTGAAAAAGCTGACGAAAAAGTAGAAGACAAAAAAGAAGAAGCTAAAGAAGAAGCAGTTGACGAAACTAAAGAAGACAAATCTGCAGAAGAAAATATTAAAGACGAAGGAGTCTTTACTAAACCTGCACCAACACTATCACAAGCACCAGTTGAAAAAACTGACGAAGAATCAATTGAAGAAATCGGTGGCGATGCTACTGACGAATTAATTAAAGATATCTCAAGTGATGAAGAAGGCGAAGGCGACAAAGCGGCTGACGAATTAGGCCAAGATATGGACGCTGATGCTGAAAACGGTGAAGAAGGATCTGTAGAAGACAGAGTTGTTGATTTAGAAGACGCTTTAGACGAACTAAAAGCAGAATTTGAAGCAATGATGGGCAAAAAAGACGGTGATGATGAAGCAGAAGAAACGGCTCTCGCACCAGTTGTACCAGCACAAGAAACTCAACCAGAGATGTCTAGACTAGAAGGCAAAGATGATGCAAAAGAAGCAACTAAAGAGACTGTAAAAGAATACAAGATCAAAAAGTCTGCTGATAATGCTGATCATGCTGATAGTAAAGCTTCTCCAAATGCAACTAAAGGCGGTGCAAAACCAGGCGGAACTCCAGTAAAAACTGGTAGTGGCGCTGAAGACAAAGGAAGACCAGCACCAACTGCAAAAAAAGTTGCAGGCGACTTTGAAAATACAGGCGGTAAAGACAAGTCAACTTCTTATAAAAAAGAAGTTAAACCTCAAACCGGCGACAAAGCAGACAAATCAGCAAAATCACCAATAACTGGCAAATAAGCTAGTATTGAGATTTTAAAGGAGAGTTTGGATGTCATTATATCTTAGAGAACACTTAACCTATGATCAGGCTAGAATGCAGATCTTGCACGAAGGTGAACAAGGCAAAGATTTGTACATGAAAGGAATCTGTATTCAAGGAGGCATTAAAAATGCCAATGAAAGAGTTTATCCTGTTAATGAAATAGGAAAAGCAGTAAAAACTCTTAATGATCAGGTTAGTTCTGGTTATTCAGTTCTCGGAGAAGTAGATCATCCCGACGATTTAAAGATTAATTTGGACCGTGTGTCTCACATGATTACTGAAATGTGGATGGATGGACCAAATGGATATGGTAAAATGAAAATTTTACCGACACCGATGGGCCAACTTGTCAAAACAATGTTGGAATCAGGAGTGAAACTAGGAGTTAGCTCTCGTGGCTCTGGTAACATATCAGAGTACGGTAGCGGCGAAGTTTCAGACTTTGAAATCATAACAGTTGATGTTGTGGCCCAACCTTCGGCACCAGGAGCTTATCCTACGCCAATTTATGAACATCTTTTAAACACAAAAGGTGGACATATGGCAAAGGGACTGGCGGCGGAAGTTAGAAATGATGCAAAAGCTCAAAAGTACCTCAAAGAGGCGTTAACTAACATAATAAAGGACCTAAAATAATGTTTGATATATCAAAACTAGTAGAATCAGGAGCAATTTCAGAAGATGTGCAAAAAAGCATCCAAGAAGCTTGGGATTCGAAGATCAAAGAAAATAAAGAAACAGTAGGTGCTGAATTAAGAGAAGAATTTGCTAAAAGATACGAACACGACAAAGGCAACATGATCGAAGCAATCGATAAAATGATGTCTGAGAAGTTAAGCGAAGAAATCTCTAAATTTATAGAAGATAGAAAAGCACTTGCACAAGAAAAAATTGCTTACAAAGAAAATGTAGGCGCTCACTCTGCCAAATTACAAGAATTCGTTCTTACTAAATTGTCAGAAGAGTTAAAAGAACTACATGGCGACCGTAAAGGTGTTCATAGTAACTTTGGTAAAATGGAAGAGTTTGTAGTAAATGCTCTTGCAAAAGAAATCAAAGAATTCCATGAAGACAAAAAAGGCGTTGTGGAGACGAAAGTTAAACTAGTAGCCGAAGCCAAAAAACAAATGGCTAAGATGAAAGAAGCTTTCATATCAAAATCTGCTAAAGTTGTAGAATCTGCTGTGAAT